GGGATGTGACTGTGCCGGCCTGGTGCGCGGAGTCTGGCGCCGGATCATTGGCGCCGAGCCGGAATTCCTGCCGCCCTATACGCGCGACTGGGGCGAGGTTGCCGGCGAGGAGAATGTCCTTGGCATGGCCTGCCGCCATCTCGAGCCGAGCGACGGGGATATCCGCACGGCAGATGTCCTCGTCTTTCGCTGGCGCGAAGGGGCAGTCGCAAAGCATCTGGGCATCGCCACGGGTCCGGCAAACTTCATCCACGCCTGGGAGAGGGCGGGCGTGAGCGAGGCGGCACTGGTGCCGCAATGGCGTTCGCGCATTGCAGCGAAATTCCGTTTTCCCCTGGCAAGCGAAAGGGCGGACTGATGGCGACGATCCTGCTTTCCGCGGCCGGTGCCGCGATTGGCGGCAGCGTATTCGGACCGGTCGGTGCAATGCTTGGCCGCGCAGCCGGCGCCTATGCAGGCTCGCTCGCCGACCAACGCATCTTCGGCAGGGACCAGGTCATTCGGGCGCCGCGGCTCGACGAGGCCAGGATCATGGCCTCGATGGACGGCGCACCGATGCCGCGCGCCTATGGTCGCGTGCGCCTGGGAGGCCAGCTGATCTGGGCCACGAGGTTCGAGGCGGTTACCAAACGAAAGAAGCAGGGCGGCAAGGGCGGCCCGTCGGTGACCACCGAAACCACGGCATATTTCGGCAACTTCGCCATCGGCATCTGCGAGGGGCCAGTGCATGCGATCAATCGCATCTGGGCCGACGGCGTCGAGATCGACCGCGCCAAATACGAGATACGGATTCTTTTAGGTACGGAAGACCAGCCGACCGACCCGCTGATTGCAGCAAAGCAGGGGGCGGGCGGCGCGCCCTCGTTCCGCGGAACCGCCGTCGCGGTTTTCGATGGCTATCCGCTCGAGAAGCATGGCAACCGGATACCGCAATTCTCCTTCGAGGTCGTGCGCAGCATCGCCCGGCTCGATCGCAAAACAAGGGCCGTGACCATCATTCCCGGTGCCACCGAATTCGGCCTCGATCCGGCGCCGATTGCGGAAGACCGGGCAGGATCGCGGGTAGTCAACCGGCATGTCGCCACGCATCTATCCGACTGGGCGGCATCCATCGACGAACTGCAGAGGCTCTGCCCGCGGCTTGAGACAGTGGCGCTCGTGGTTGCATGGTTCGGCGGCGATCTTCGCGCCGGCAGTTGCCAGGTCGAGCCCTGCGTCGAACACCGTGATGGTGGGCCTGCCTGGACGGTAAGCGGGATCTCGCGTGGATCTGCTCGCGAAGTATCGCGTTTCGAAGGAAAGCCCGCCTATGGCGGCACCCCGTCCGACAGTTCCGTCGTCGCGGCAATTGCGGACCTGAAGCGACGCGGCCTGAAGGTGATGCTCTATCCCTTCGTGATGATGGACGTTCCAGCGGAGAATGCACTGCCCGATCCCTATGGCCAGCCGCGCCAGGAAGCCTATCCATGGCGCGGCCGCATCACTTGCCACCCGGCGCCCGGCATGCCGGCTACCGCCGACCGCACTGCATCGGCAAGGAGCCAGGCATCGGCTTTTGCCGGCACGATCCGCACCGACGCATTCCGGCGGTCGAACGGCGCTGTCGAATGCTCAAGCAGCGAACTCTCCTACCGGCGCATGGTGCTGCACTATGCGCATCTCGCGGTGCTTGCCGGGGGCGTGGACGGCTTCCTCATCGGATCGGAAATGCGAGGACTGACGACCGTTCGCGACCAGGCAGGCGCCCATCCTTTCGTCGAGCAGTTGATGGTGCTTGCAGCGGAGGTTAGGGCCATCCTCGGCCCTGCGACGAAGCTGACCTATGCGGCGGACTGGTCGGAATATTTCGGGTACTTGCCGGCGGATGCCCCCGGCGACAGGCTGTTCCATCTCGATCCTCTGTGGGCACATCCGGCAATCGATGCGGTGGGCATCGACAACTACATGCCCCTTTCCGACTGGCGCATTGGCTCCGACCCTGGCGATGCCACCGCAAGGAGTGCCTATGACCCGGTGTACCTGGCGCGCAACATAACCGGAGGGGAAGGATTCGACTGGTACTATGCCAACGTTGCCCATAGAGCCGCCGGCAACAGGACGCCGATCACCGATGACCGGAGCGAGCCATGGATATGGCGGTACAAGGACCTTGCGGCATGGTGGTCCAACCGGCACCATGAACGCATCGCGGGCGTACGCAATGGCGTTGCGACGGCGTGGCAGCCAAGGTCTAAGCCGATCTGGTTCACCGAACTCGGCTGCCCTGCCGTGGCCCTCGGGCCGAACCAGCCGAATGTCTTCCCGGACCGGAAATCAGCCGCTGCGGGGCTGCCCTACGGCTCAAGCGGTGCCAGGAGCGACCTTGCCCAGAGCCGCTTCATCCGCGCGCATTTCGAGCATTGGTCGAACCCGGCAAACAATCCGCACTCGCCGCTTTATGGCGGGCCGATGGTCGACATCGGCCGCATCGTCCTGTGGGCCTGGGATGCAAGGCCGTTTCCGGAGTTTCCGGCACGTGGCGCCACCTGGGCCGACGGAGTCAACTGGCATGCCGGGCACTGGCTCAATGGCCGCATTGGTGGGTGTCCCGCGGACGAACTGCTGGTGGCCGTTGCGGCCGATTTCGGCGTCGCAGCAAGTGCTTCGTGCGACGGCTTCGTGGATGGCTATGCGGTGACGGGACCGATGCCGGCGCGAGCTGCCCTCGAGCCGCTCGCAGAGCTTTTCGGCCTGGGCGCCACGGACGCCGGTGATGCGATCCGGTTTGCCGGCGCTGCCTATTCGGCACGGGCGGAGATCGATGCCGGTGACATCGTGGAGGAAGAGGAGCGGCCGAGCATCCGTCTGGAGCGCGACCAGGAAACTGAACTCCCACGCGAAATCGCGCTTTCCCATGCCGATCTGATGTCCGGTTACGAAACCGGCCAGAGCTATTCGCGGCGGCTGGAGACAAGAAGCCGACGGACGGTGTCGATGCAGCTTCCCGTGGTTCTCCCGCGATCAACTGCCACGGGACTACTGGAAGCGCGGCTGCGTGCGGCATGGAACGGGCGCGACCGCCTCGCCCTGTCATTGCCGCCGCGTCACACGGCCCTTGCGCCGGGGGATACGGTAAGCTTCGGCGAGCGCATTGCAGGGCGATGGCGCATCGACGCGATCGAGGATGGTCTGTTGCGGCGGCTTTCACTCAGGTCCGAAGGCCTGCTGCCTGAAGAGCCGGGTGCGCAGATGCCGGAAGGCGCGGTGGCGGAGTATCCGGTCGCGTTCGGACGACCGCGTTTCGTGCTGATGAACCTGCCGACGCACTCGGACCAGGCAGGCAGTGCAGTGCATGCAGCCGTCGAAGCCGAGCCCTGGGCCGGCAGCTATGCGATCTGGTCGTCGCCGGGCGAAGCAGGTTTCCAGCCGCGGCTAACGACGCAAAGGCGGGCGACAACCGGGACCCTGATCGAGCCGTTCGGTCCGGGTCCGGAAGGTCGCTTCGACATGGCAAACCAGCTGCGGGTGCGGCTGCATCACGGCGTGCTTTCGGGCGAACCCGATGCACTGATTTTCAACGGCGCCAATGCGGCTGCGGTCCGCTCGCTCAATGGCGACTGGGAGCTGCTGCAGTTCTCGTCCGCCGTGCTGGAGGAGGATGGCAGCTGGATCCTGACGCGGTTGCTACGGGCACAGCAGGGTTCTGATGCGGCGATGGTTGCCGGCGTTGCAGCCGGGGCGGCATTCGTGCTTCTCGACGATGGGGTCGAGACCATCGTGCTCGAGACGTTCGAGAAGGGCCTGACGCTGAACTGGCGCGCGGGGCCGGCTGACGATGCGCCGTCTTCGCAGAGCTTCGATGCAGTCACCCACACGCATTCTCCGGTTGCCCAGCGCCCATTTTCGCCGGCAGCGCTGCGGGCGAGCCGGCTTGCCGGAGGCGATATCGTGCTTGCCTGGACCCGGCGCTCCAGGATCTCCGGCGATGATTGGGAAGCGGCAGAGATACCCCTCGACGAAACGGTCGAGCGCTATCGCGTCGAAATCATCGGTACAGCAGAAGCGCGCCTGCGAACAGTCGAGACCGATCGGCCGTCCTGGCGCTACGGGTTGGCAGAGCAGGCCGCCGACTACGCGAACCTGCCCGGTTCGATCACTTTCGCGGTCGCGCAGGTCGGCGCCTCGGGCCTGCCCGGCACCTGGCGCCGAGCAACCATTGCCTTGTGAAACCAACAGCAAAGGAGAAGCAAATGGTGGAAGAAAAACCCTGGTACCTTTCCAAGACCATCTGGGGATCGCTGGTCTCGATCGCGGCGGCCTTCACGGGTATTGCCGGCATCACGCTTGACCCCGCCTCGCAGGCCGGGATTACCGAAGCAATCGTCCAGATGATTTCGGCAGCCGGAGCAATCATCGCCATCCACGGCCGGCTGACGGCCACGGAAGTGATAACCCGCACATGAACTGGGTCGCCGCAGTCACGGTCCTTGCCGGCCTGGCCAAGGCCCTAGCGCTGCTGGCGCGCGATTGGCTTGCGCGTGGTCGAGATGATGCCCTTCGACGGCTT